ACTTTCGTTGCAGTGATTATACCTCCTGATGCATCTAGTGAAATGTTAGAACCTACACTGAGGTCCCCGCTCATACTATCTCCAGTTACATTTACATATTTGCTGTCTCCTTCTGCAGCCGTTAGAATTTCATTCCAACTGCCATCATAGTAAACATATAGTTTATCATCTGTTGTGTTGAAGAACAGTTCACCTTCTTCACCTGAACCTGGTTTTGTAGGTCCTGAAGGCATTTCACCGGCACCTTTAGAGCCACTGCCGGCAATACGAATAATATTATCGTTAGAGTCTTTAATAAATAATGCGGGGTCTAGGCCATTGTAGTTAACGGCTAGTTCGCCGTATTCCATCTGCCCTGCTGCGGGTGTCTTTGCCGCGCTATCTACAAGAGCATTAGACCTTTTTAATTGAATTTTCATTTGCTAATAAGCGCACTATCTACAGTAATAACTGCTGTGTCTATTCTAACTAGTAAGCTCCACCATCTACCTCAGCAACGCTAATACCATCCGCTCCAACGGAAATTGAAGTCCCATCAGCAAGCACAGAAAACGTCTTAGTGCTATCGCCGCTTTGGTTTGCTGTTGCATTATTACCAGTTGATGTCAAGCCATTGCCTGCGTTAAAGTTAATTGCACCGTTATTGAGGTTTGCTTTATTGACGCTTATGCCGTCTGCTGCAACTGTGATTGTGTCATCAGCAGCTGCTACTAAAAAAGTCTTTGTTGTGCCTACAGATTGGTTAGCTGTAGCATTATCACCTGTTGATGTTAAACCGTTGCCTGCATCAAAATTAATTGCAGCATCATTGATTGGCTTGTCACTATCTATCCAATCATTGAGCCAAGTGGTATCAATAGATAGAAGCCGTGTTGTTGATGCGGTTTGGTTTGCACTCGCATTATCACCACTTGCAGTTATACCGTCGCCACCATTAATATTGATGGCACCGTTATTAGCACTATCAGCAGTTTTAGCTGATAGCTCTGCTAACGTTAATTTGTAGAATTTACTGTCTGTTGGATCTTGTACAACAAACAGGTCATTATCGCTTAATGCCATTAGGCTGTCCTTGAATCAAGTTGCATAAAGTCCATTGATGTTGCTACATTCTGAACTGCTCCAGGTGTAGTTACTACATCAATTGGCGTGTCGCCTTGGAATGAGTAATTAGCAGCGCCAGGATCTGATCCAATACTGTCAGTTACTGCAAGCCTTAAGGTATCAGGGCCTGCATTATCATTTGGGTTGACGCGCACATACAGTCTTCCAAACTTAGGGATTACCTCATTACTCATCAGTTTCGTTGGCTACTTCTATACCCATTGTAGTAAAAAACTCTGTCATAAACCCTTTGACGTTTTCTTCTGCAAGCCTTGCACATACGTTCTGATATTTCATTAGTGATTCCGCGCAACTTTTGAGGTTTTCTTTTAATGCTTCTACGTCAGTGCATTCGTCAATTTCCTTATTGATTACTCGAAGTCTTAATTCTTTCTCAAGTGATAGTTCAAAGTCTTCGGGTTTAAGCATTAGTTATTCTCCTTTTTGCCAGTTAATAGCGCAAGCGTTGTTGCTATCATAACGGCAAATGTTGCTTCATATCGTCTACCAATTTCTGGGCAACTTTTCAATCCTCCGTGATTAGCGCAGTAATAGACACCCATTACAAACACACCGGCTTGAAATGTGAATATGCCAGCGAGCATATACAGTAGGAACTTTTGTTTGTCCATACTTCTATTTTAAAGTAATTAAAATGCCCCACATTTGTGAGACTGTTGTTTAATCGTCAAACTCAATATCAAGTTCAGGAGACCCTGTAATTGCTGTGATTAAGTTTGATTTTAAGGATTCGTAGTCTGTAGAAAAAATTACTGCATTTAGAAGTGCTGTCTTCAGTGAGTTATCTTCCACACGGTCTGGATATATCCAATCACCACCGTGTTTGACATACAGACGTAGTGTTGAACTATCAAACCACAGGTCACCATTGAGGATTGGTTCAGTTGGAGCTACATCTCCGTAGTAGATTTTCTTTGAGCCGTGATCACCTGTTGTAGTTAATGCAGTGATATTACTCTTGATTGCTGTAATTTCAGTGTCGTGTTTTGCTAACTTCTCGCGAACATTTACTCTGTTCCTAAGCACTCGACCATTCGTTGTGTTTTGCAGGAATTCAGTTAGGTACAGATCAGTACAAGCAGCACCACTTTCTGCAATACTGAACACTTTGTTTCCGCTATGCACCCAGGCAAAGTCTTCGTGACTTGTGAAATTCCAAGCGTATTCCCAATACTGGTCTGTTGCACCGAACGTTGCAGTCAGATTATCATTTGAATAAGACTTAAGTTTTAGCAAGTCTTTGCTGTTATACCAAGAGCTTGATACATCAAATGCAGGCTGATTAATGTCTGACTTATTGATAACGAATTGTCCGTCAATGGTGCCACCACTTCTTGGAATAAAGTTAGCGGTAATGTCAGAGACGCTTGTATCAATATCAGATTGAGTGACAAATGTGCTGACATCAGGGATTTGTGCAATTGCTGCATTGAGTTGTGCAGGAGTTGCTTTTGCATCGATTGCGGTATTCAATGCCGCTACGTCAGTTGCAGCGTCAGCTTTTGTCTGATAGCTAGATAAGGTTGTCGTTGCAGCCTCAAGCGCATCTATTCTGCCGCTGGCAGTGGCTAAGTCAGTATTTACTGAAGCGGTCAATGCATATGGTGCAAGGTCATAGGTAGGCAGGTTATCTACCCTAATGTCCACTGCAGCAATGTCTTGAAGTAATTCAGTGAGTTTGTTGTCATCTATTCTGTCAAGTTGGTCCACCCTCGCAGTGAGTGATAGCACCTCAGTGTTACGGCTAATTCTTTGCTGCTCTACTGTATCTGCTAATGCTTGAATTGCAGGAGTGAAATCACTTGCTGGGTTAGCCAGCACCCATTCAGTCCCATCCCATACCTTCATTTGTAAGGCATTGGTGTCGTACCACAATTGACCATTCTGCGGTCCTGATGGTGCAGTAGCGTTTACTGTTATCTCTGGGATAAGTGCTACTGCCGCATCAACATCTACAAGTGCTTGATATACCCAAGCATTCATATCACACTGATTACTCAAGCCTGTCATATCAGTGGCTTGAATATAATTTGCGGTTGCATTGCTCATAACCATACACAGAGGTAGGGTTGCGGTTGTTTGACTTACATCTGTACCTACACCAAGTGGTGCCCAAACTCTTGTGTCACCTTCGCTGACTTCATCTGATGCTACCGCTGCACCGGATTCGCTTATCCAGCCTCCATTAAAAATATAAAGGACTTCTTCAATAGTGTGCCACCACAGCTGGCCTGGCACGACTGCATCTCCTGTTGGTGGCCTATCTAGAAGCACCGGTAAGCCATCGGCTCCGTTTGCTTGAACCCACTCATCGGTGTATGTAAATAACCTACCTTGACGGGTATCAAACCAGAGTTCGCCTGGCTTGTGTGCACCTGGTGTATAAATAGGATTAGCGGGGTCAGTATTGTCAATACTGTCACCTGGTGGCAATGAACCTGTAGATGAACCTGGCTTATCTTGTGCAAATGTTAAGTCTTGAATGGCTGCAATTATTCCAGCGTAATTTTCTGGATATGCTTTTACTAAGCTGTCGTTCTCGTCAATTGAATCTTGGAGTGCACGTATAACTCCGCCATAGCTTTCTGCTTTTGGTTTACTTTTAAAATATAGACCGACAGAAGGGTTCCAGGTCTGATGACCGTTTGAATTTTCCGATGGCATTCCTGAGTTAGATGTAGACACGCCGCACTTTCTATACTACTTTCTATTGTATCCTTTAGAAGTTATTGTTAAATAGAACATAAGCCGTTTCAGTATCACTTAGGTTCAAGCCTTGTGCTAATGCAAAGACTACTTCAAGAGACGTGATGCCGCCTCGTTTGTATGACGCGCTGAACTTTGCTACGATTGCGTCAATATCTTTTTCCAATTTCTCTTCAAATTTAAGTCTTGATTCAATTGATGGGTAGCTACTTGGTTCTTGTATCTTTATTTTTTCAATAAACATAGAAGCAATAGAATGCTTGCACATTTTAAAACTCATACGATGGTCTCTCGTCTCCCAACTTTCTGCTTTACCGGCCACTTGATTTAGCCCTAGTGCGTCGTAATCATATTTGCCTAGCACTGTAGGCAGGGGGTATCTTCGCTGTCGGTTAATCTTCCTTGTGCCATCATCTTGTGTCTCTTGTGGTGCAGCAAGGATGGCGTGTGAATGATTAGGGCAACTGCAGGCATAGATGACTGCCGGTTTCAGTGGTTGCCCCGATGTAAAGACTTCATCTTGCCAAGGGTCTACGTCAGTGTCTATTCGTTCCCAAGGCTTTTGTCCGAGTTTGTATTGATGATAGTCCTCACCATCGTATGTATCTAATGACCGTCTTGTGAAACTGTAGTCTGTAAATACTAGTGTGTTATCACCTTCATTTAGTGCAATCATTTTAAATTCAGTGATGGCTGGAATTGACGTCATCACCAGATTTTCACCAATTACTTCTACACCTTGAATAGTGAATGGAAGAATTGAAAAGTTTACACTTTTGATTTGATCCTTGACTACATCTGCAGTCAAATACTGCTTTCCATAAAAGCGCTGGTATATATCCTTTTTATACAAATAGGTGCCTTCTAACTCCAGCTCTGCTTGTGAGCTTTCAAATAATTTAGGTAGTGTTGAAATGTCATATAGGTTAGGAGGCAACGGTCCGCTGGCATCTAAAACTTCAATCTTCGTAGAGGGGATATAATCTTCTACCTCTACTGCAAAGTAATCTAAACTATCTACGAATTTTGCACTGTCTACTAAGTCAAGCTTTTTCTCAATAAAGAATTCTGGTACATACACTACTTCCCCTACTAAGTTTGAGTAATCATCTGACACTGAAGGATCTTTCCTTGCAATACTAGTTATCGGAACTGTTACTTTTATTTTGGTCAGTTCGCTAAATGATTTACCAATGTATATTGCTGGCTTGTCATTAGAGTTCAGCACATAGGTAAGCGATGCCTCTGTAACCTCGTCTGTAATCCTGTCACCAATCATTTCAAGCAGTAGCCTACTTTGTGCTCCTGGTGCACTTTTTACCCATACTTCCCGATTTGCTCGATTCGTTTTATATAGATATGGGTCGTTCTGTACTGCAGTTACAGTTCCTAGGTCTACTTCTGTCTCAACTGTACGCTTCATTACATAGTGATTATTACTATCACTTCCCTGTGTGGCAAATTTATATCCATCAAATACTACATCAATTTCATATGCAGTTCCTTGGTACAATTTTGACCGTATCTGCTCAACGTCATACTCCTCTGAAATATCGTTATAAGTCTCTAGTCTGTACCAAGCAGCCTTGTTGGCATACTCATAACCTTTTCGCCACTTAGTCCAATTACTGTCTAAGTCATACTTTTCAATGACCGAACGATGGACTGATGAGCCATAATTTCTGTTAGATGGATAATAACCTGCAGCACCTTTTCCTTTGCCTTTGTCTGTTCGTCCAAAGTCTTTGAAGGAGAAAGACTCTGCTTTACCAAAGCCATTCTGTTTCTTAGGCATACTTCTGTCCTAGAAGTGGGGGTCCGTTACTTACACCCCCTCGTGGTTTGGCAGGATATTTTTCAGGCTTAGTAGCACACCCTTCGCCCTGCTGATTCGCAGGTGGGAACCAAGCTTGTCCTGCCATACGCATTAGTAGAACCCGCCTTGAACTCCAATGATTGGAGCTGTAGTTGCATCATCATCTGAATCTGTCTGCACTACTGCAGCCCAGAGTGCCTTCCCTTTAGGAACGTATAGTGCTTGAAATTGCTGAATTCCGACAGTTGTATTTGCTCCAGGTACTGGTGCCAATACACTAGGAGCTTCGTCCCAGGTTGACTTGCTTGCACTGACGTCAGTACAACTAAATGTACCAACAAAGATACCCTGTGTTGGTCTTAAGTAATCAGATGCTGAGCTGATATACAGGTTCACTGCATATATAGAACCACGACTGTATGCATAGACTTGTTCAATGATGAAGCCATCAGACGTTGTGCCATCAACAAGCAGTTCTGCGTTGTTGGTGCCGCCAATTTCAATGCCGGATGTTGCGCTTACAAAGCGTGTTTTTAAATCCTTGACTACGTGTAATACGCGGTCAACGAGCATAGGTTGCTTATTAGTAGATGTTGATGCCATTATGCGTCACCTTTTGATTTGTTACGTCCACCAGACTTAGTGTTCGTGCCTTTAGCCAAACTTGCACTAATATCGGGTGAGCCATTTAGGCTTAAAAAGTTACCTGATTGTTGAGGTAAATTACCTGGGAATTGTGCTGGATTAGGATTCTGTGAATTCATTTCAGCTGGAGTGCCCATCATACCTAATGGACCTACTTTGTATGGAGGTGCCTCTTTATCACCATAGTGTTTCTGAGAAAATCTAGCGGCTTGTTGTGAATCGAACAATGGCCCCATCATTCTCATTGTTTCTTCATAAGGTTGCTGTACTTGTGACACATTGCTGTTAAGCCCTGCGCCATCAACCATATTTTGGTTACGACCGCTTGGAGGTGCAAATCCTACGCTTCCCATTTGTCCACCTATAGATGCAATTCCGCCATCCATATATGGATAGAGGTTTGAACCAGAAAGTGAACCACTCTGTGGCATTCCGTCGCCCATTGATCGTCCGACCATAGGACTATTCATCATATTGCCTTTACCTTGTGGCATCCCAGGCATAGGTTGTGCTGGAACCATTCCGGCTTCACTAGTGTTTGATTTAGAGACTGCAGTTGGGTCATCACCCGCCGCTTTGCGTCTTGCCAGTTTTTCTTTAGACATTTCAGATACCCATTACTTGTGAACGATTGTTTAGACCAGGATATTGGCCACCTTGTGCAATCATTTGCATTCTTGCTGCTGCTTCACCGTTAGAGATTTCAGGATCTACTTGAGGTGCAGTTGTCATTGAAGTTTGACCATCAAGATAACCCGTTGTATTAAGCGGGTCAGCAACGACTTGGTTGCCAGCAGCGTCATAACGTGGCTTAAAGATGCCAGTAGAACCGTCCATCATATCGCCAGAAGTTAGATTACTGTTTCCATACTGTGGGCTACGAGTTGCTTTACTCGCTGCACCGGCACCTTGTTGGTAGACCGATTGCATACCCCACATAAAGTCATTGCCAGCATCAGCTTGCGCTACAGCAGCACGCTTCTTGGATTCATAATCACTATCTCCACCTCGACCCATTGTTATTTTCTGAGTGGCCATAACTTTTTAACTATTTTCTAAATCTATTCTACAATTATCGCCAATGATAAGCAAAGAACATTCGACTTCCTACTGCAGTATCAGCAGGGCCAGGTACGGCCATAATGAATTCAGAGCCTGCACGGTCAAAGAGATAACGTCTGACGTCAGGTCTGCGGTAGTTAGGCACATATAAGGTCTCTGCTAGTCGGTCTACTTCACGCATATAAATTTCACGGAAGTATTCATCACCCTTCAGTGGATCTGAAGTCGCAATTGTACGTTGCACGTCACCAGCGATTTGTTCCAATCGGCTGAAGTTGGGTGAGCCACTGGCATCATCTGGGAAGTATTCACTGTTATCCCACGCTTTATCGCATCGTCGGATGTGATTGATGATTTGTTGATACCAGTATTCGTCTGGTACAAGAGCCATTGCTTCTTCTACTCGTGCTCTATCACCAGCAGGGATTTGTGACCCTGCATTGATGCCGAGGTGAAATCGGATTTTAGATTTACTTAGTTCGTCTAACTGCATCAGCCCAACAACCCTTGTTGTGAATAAGCGTCATTCAAGACCATTTCTAAACGGATTTCATCGTCACGAGTCATTCCGCCTTGAGCTTGAATTTTTGCCATCAAATTACCAGCAGGCCCTGCGTCACTCATTGCTTGCTGTTGAGCATACGCACCAAGGCCGCCTCCGATTAACATTCCCACTAGACCGCCTGCCATTCGTGCACCAGGCTTAATTGGGCTGTTTGTGCCACGCATATGGCCAATGCCTTTGCCTACAGCGTGGACTGGAGTGCCTAACAATCCACCAAGGGCTGCTCCTCCACCAGCACCTAGTGCTACTGCCTCGCCGAGGTTAGGCTGTGCTTCAGCCTCCTGTTGTGCCTGAGCTAGCAATATCTGTTCAATACTCGGATTCATTACTACGCCACACTATTAGTATCTTTATTTTAACTAATGAAGATTAAGTCCTCTTCAATGAGTTGATCCCAGTTCACACGAGGTATATTTTCTAGTTGCTTGAGGTTTGCAAAACGTTCACCCGACAGTGACATTCGTAGTTCAACAATTCGTTTAGCAGTTGCATATCCAACACCAGGCAGCCGCTTTGCGATCTGTTCTGCTGGTGCTGTATTCAAGTTAAGACGTAAATCTTCAATGGGTACAACAGTTCTTGGAAGCTCTTCTTCTGGCTCTAATGCAATTAGAGGTGCATCTACTTTTGCAAGACGCCCCTTCTGTCTGTCATAGGGCACGAGCTGTTCTAAAAGTACGTATGCAATAATGCCAGACGCATCTTTTACCATCGCAAATTCCTTATCGTGCTTATTGATGAACTCTACAAGCTTGCCAGTTCTCTGGTCTTGGAATAATTTACTCATCTGTGTTTATCTCACTTAGGTTTATTATAGGCACAAAAAAAGCGCCTCATTTGAGACGCTTGTTTTATAGCTGATTGTTATCAGTAGCCTTGGCCGGCTTCAACTCCATAAGGAATGTTGACGTCGTCGAGACTAGGAGCAGCATCAGGAAGGAAGTAGCAAACTTCAACCAGAAGTGCAGAAGGTGCTTCACGGCAAGCGCCTGCAGTTGGATTCTGCTTAGCGATTACACCGCCGCCGCTTACTGTCACTTGGACAGGAGTGGCAGAGCTCAGGTCACTTCCATCAAGGATGGAGGTGAAGGCTGACAGTTCACCAACGGGGGCGAAGAAGCCGTCTGCTTGTGCAGACATTGCAACTGCTGTAGGGGTTGTGATGCCTGCGGCAGAGACGCTAACGCCAGTGCCAACAACAGCTTCACGTACGCCAGGTGCGCTTACAGCGGTGCGGTATACAACAGCACCAGCAGGGATCACAAATGCGCGGTCCTTGCGTGGCTTGTCATCCTGACGCATATCAGGTGAAAGAACTTGCAGGTCATAAGTTGCTGCAGCAAGAACGCCATTAGCGTCGAGGTTTGAGTCATTATCGGGGTTGAGCACAAGTGCGCCAACGCCACGGAAGAACACAGCACCGGGGAGTGCAACAACACCTTGCTCGCGATATGCGTTCAAGTGAGTTACATAGTTACCGGGATAGATCTTGTTGTTAAACGGAGTCCGAGCATCCGAGTCAAACGAAAAAGTAGACATAGTTAGTTTCTCCTATCAATATACGAAAGAGTAACCAACCGTGATGAAATCGCGGTTAAGCGTTTCAAAACCGGCAAACAATGACCAGATCATAATGATGAAACGACTGAAGTCGTCGTTGTTATTCAACAGGATCTGAGCGTTGTTACCACCGATGCCCACACCGACAGCTTGAGGACCGAAGAATACAAGCTGACTTGCTGTGTAATCAGCAGCGCTTGAGTTCTCGTCAGTCACAACCAAGTTGTAGTTGGTTTCAGGCAGGTTGGTGGATTCGAACCAACGGACACCTTCAAACAGGAAGCCGGTAGGCATTACAGGTTGACCAGCAACAAAGCCGGCTTGGCCGTATGCGGGACCCATTCCTTGGAAGAAGTTTGCGTTAGGTGCCTGATTGGGGGCCATAGGATTGATCATCCCAGTGCCTGGATAGCGAGCGATTTCGCGGAAGTCACTGTTCTGACGCAAGTGCATCATTGCGGTGGGATCCACGATGCAACGGTAGTAGCCGTCTGCAAACGTAGGAACGTTGCGCTTACGCATATCCTTAACCACTTCCAGAAGGTCAGTGGTTACATCGAACTTGGCAGATTCGCCAGCTGCGTAGGTAACTCCAAGAGTACCGCCGGAGCCATCTTTCTCTTTACCACCGGGAAGGTAGTAGCCGCCTTGGTCTTTATCGGCTTTGCCACAAGCTTCTGCTTTCAGAAGTTCGTTAGCAAACACCCGGTCGCGCCAACGACGATAGTCGTCAAGCAGGGTAAGTGAGCCAATTGATTGGTGGAAAACGTTGAGGTTACCGGTGTCAAGCAGTAAGCGCTGAGCGGTAATCAAGGTTTCACGAGCCACCTTAAAGGTGGAAGGTTGAGTTGCGTCGCGGGTATCGGCTGGGCCGGTGTACTCACGAAGAGTAACCAACACTTTATCTTTGACGATGTTGCGAGCTGAAGCGGTTCCGAGGGTTTGGTCGGCGGTCCGCTCACGGGACTCCTTAGTGCCAGGCTTACCCCAGAAGCGGTAACGATCAAGTTGCACTGTTTGACCAGGCTGCTTGGAGAAATCGTGTACAACTACGGGCTCAACTGCCATCTCAATGATGTAGGCAGGATGAGGACGGTAAAGTTCTGCACCAAGAAGCTTCGGAAAATCATTGTCTATCCACATAGGATATTCAACTCCAAAACTAAAAAGGTTTATTGGTGACTTCGACGTGTCACATAGTTAGATAATAGTAATTATTGCTAGAATTATTTGTAGATACCCAAATATATTATGTATAACTTTGTTGATACACAAAAATGGATACCAGTACATACACTTCCTGGGTTTGAAGCTTGTATTGAATACTATGTGAATAAGGATGGTCAGATTAAAAGTACGAAAGGTAGAGTAGAGAGACTGCTTAAGCACAGAATATCTACGAACGGTTATCCAGCCGTTAATCTCA